TGGCTTCCGCTAGCGTTATGGGCTCGACTGCCGGCTGAGTAACAATGTGCATTCCTGCCATTGGCTACCCCCGGCGCCTTCGACCCGCGACGCGCATAGCTCGCTCGGTCCGTGGTTCAGCGGTAGCCGTTTCGACTTCCGCAATACCGCGCTCGACCCATTATACGCGCCTGCTTGGATTCAACCTCGGCCACATCGCCGGGCTCATGCCCGAATAGACGACTGCCGGGCGTACCAAAGGGCGCTGTATAGCCAGCGATAGGAGTCTTGAATCGGAGAGTTGTCATTGAGCCTCCATGTAAACGAAGGAATGGGGCGGGCCAATCGCCCGCCCCGAATTCCTCTAATAACGAAACGTTAGGTCGCCGAGTTCGCGTAGTACGCGACAGGGTGAGTTCCAGCGTCAATCAGCGCGCCATCGGAGCGTGCCCACGCAATGAACGCAACCTGATTGAATTCGGCGTAGCGCTCAACGAGTCGAATCACTTCGACGCCGAGAACGTCCCGAATCATGTAGTTCGAGAAGTCCCCGAACAAAACTGACTTCGCGTTTGCCGCCATAACGGCCATGTCGTTGTTAATGACGTAGGGGTAACCGTTAACCGTGTCAGGGTTCGACCCGACACTAACGCCGATACCCTCAAGGCTTGACCTCCACAAAGGCCGGCCCCCAGAGTCCTTGATATTCTTGATGAATCTTAATGGACGAGTCATGCAGCATGAACTTGCCCTGCGGCCTGTAGGCCGGGTCGACGGCGTGCTCAAGGTCTACGAGATCGTCGTAGATGATGGAAAGAGTCTGCCCAACAAGGCCGAC